GACTCCATCTAACATAACATAACAAGTTTGTTCACCTAATGAAGCACCATCAACTGGATCCTTGACATCATACACTCGTCCAGGTATGTGTGAGCAGTTTGTGTAATCTTGGATATCGTTCCCACAAATGGAACAATCATGTACATCAGCATTGAACCCAATAGAGACTGAGTCAAGTATGTCAGCATCAATTCTCGTCTTAACATCTTCATATTCGGATACCTCTTTTGGAATAAAGAACCTTGTAAATAGAGCATCATTTTCTACATCTGCACTGTACCAAGCACCTACTGGTAGCTTCTGGTTATCGTGTAAAAGTAGTAAAGGTAACCCATCATTGTTAATTTTGTCTCTAACATCATAAAGAGCATTAGCTCTAAACTTAGTATTATAACTAGTTGGGTTCATGTCTATCAAAAGTGCTTTAGCCTTGTAGGCTCCTTTGGTTGGTTTTTTAGCCATTGTTTTCTCCTTTCAATTAGCTGGAACTTTTGTTCCCTTTAGTATCTCCTGCACCATCACCACCAGAAATACTTCTACCAAGTGGATCTGCATTAGGAGATATATTTTCAGTATCTACCTCTGGTCCACCTGTTAAGAATAAGGTTCCTGATAACTCTTCTTTAGGAAGATGCATGATATTAAGTTCAAGAGCAGCATCACTATCTGTAATATGCCCAAATGATTGCAGTTGTAATATTCTATTTTGCTTGGCCAACTTTTGAGGCTCTAGCTCAAGATCTGGCCTAAGATTAATAGTTGAGTGTTTTATAATTATAGAACCTTTCATACCCATTAATCTAGCAGTGAGTGTGTAAGCTTGTGAAAGTACTTTATCACAACGTTCTTGTAAGAAGGTTAAAGAGTTAACAAAGGTCATAGCTTCAACTGAAGCAATATTTTGTGATCCTCCTGCTGCCTTACCTAATATACTTGGTAAAACTTTTAAAGCGGAAGTTAACTGTGAGTCTAAGATCTCTAGTATAGGACGAAAGTCAACTGTCATACTACCTTGAGTACTAAGATAATCTATCTGTATACTATCAAAAATCACGATAGCATCTTCTGGATTCAATTTAGAAAGTCCTTCAGCTATCAACTTTTTCTGAGCTGTAAGCCAAGTGGTTAATTTTGTTGGATCCATACGAACATCTGTTGGAGCATTCTTTCTTAGAATATCTTCAAGTATAGTTACCTTATGTCTAGGGTAACCTGCTCTCTTAAGTACTCTTTGAATATCATTAACTACAGACTGTTTGAAAGTTACTGCTTGTATAGCTGGTAATAAAGGTGAGTCAGCAACAGCTTGATCTGGTCTACGATCTGTGTTAACAAAGAAGAAGGTTGGTATGTTTAGTTTTATATCAGCACCTTGAGCTGTTTGAAAAGGTTCAAATATTCCACCTTTCTTTCTCCATTTGATTTCTTTACTAGCCACAAGAACCATTCTAGTTGGTAGTTTATACATATCTAAAACTACTTCTAGACCAAGACCACCATGCATAAATAGTTCCATAATTACATTATCTGCTAACTCATTTAAATCAGGAGTGTTAACTGAACTAAGCCAGATGTTATCCATAATAGCTTTGAACTGTTTTGTTTTGTCAGCATCAAAGTCACCTTTATCATTCATAAACATCATCTTAATATCAGTAGAAGCAAACCGTGTTACAGACCAAATAGCTTGTGAAAAGTCAGCATCATATTTCTGAGCTTCAATTATAACTGTTGGTACATCACCTACATTACGTAAATTGGTACCATCAAAGTAAGGGTTGAAAGGGAGCGGAGCATATTGATCTCCATCTTTAGTAGGGCTAATTACTTTAGGTTTAGCCGAAGCTTTAGCACCATTGAAAAAGGATTTTATCTTAGTTAAACTTAAAGCCATTCATCTCTCCATAATTTCTTTATTGATTATATTGTTGTATTGTGTCAATGATAACCCCTATTTAATAGTAGTGGTTGTCACATCAGGCATAGCAAAGTGATTACTGGAACCTGCAAATATATCAGCAGCTACATACATATATCCAAGAGCATGTAAGAAGTGGTCTGCTTTAACTTTGACATATCTCTCAGACTCTACAACATCATCTTTCAATCTCTGTTTAACCATACCCTGAAGATGATCTTTAAACAGTTCAGTGTTCTTGTCTTTTTGAACTATCAATTCTTTGATACTTAAAATCTTATCAAACAGTTGTGTTCTAGCTATAGTCACATCTTCTTCATTCCCTTTTATTTGGTAATAGTCTTTCTGATTATCAGAGTAATAAGCAGTGTAAGCTGTACCTTTTGGCATAAGCTCTCTTATATCTGCTGATAGCTTTGTTTGAGGTAAAGCATCAAGAACCATGCCAAGAACAAATTCTTCTCTTAATATAGTCTCAACTCTTTCAAGTATGTCATGCTCATTTACTTTCTCTTTCCTATTAACAACTACTACTCCATCAGGATTTTTAAAACCAGTTACTAACCAGCAATCCTTACCAAAGTCAATACCTATGAATATTGGCATACCAAGACTCAAGGTCATCTCTTCTACCTTAGATGGATCAAAGATTTGGTTAGCATCAATATAGTCTTCACCTAAACCAAAGTTTACCCAGTCAGCATACAGTTCGTAATCCTCACGAGAACGTAAGAGATCGAAAGGTCTTTGCATAGCTGTGTTCCAAGGTCTAACTTGATAACCAGATATGTATCTACCTGGTTGTTTAGCTACCCACTCCATCTCTGTATAGTCATGATATACTAGTGGTTGACGACACTTTTGACATAACATCTGTACTTGATCAGGTCCAATGTTTACAAGGTCATCTATAGTTATATCAGCCGGAGCCACACTCTGATAGTCTTTGTGAAGTACTACAACATCTTTAAAAAAGTCATGTTCATTCCAGTGGTTGCAGTGTGGACACTTCATGAGGTAATGCTGTTGAGTACTCATATCAAACTCTTTACTGATGGCAAAGTTAGGTATCGTGGGTGTGGAGAAACGTTTAATGAGCTTATATTTTGAATGAGATAATCTAGAGTTGTACTTACCAACTACTGCTAAATCACTAAAGTCATACTCATCCGTGAGGATCATATCGGCTGGTACTGAAATTGCAGAACTTGCACCTTTAGTTCCTTTGATATAGAGAAATGATTTACCAAGTGCTTTAAGCTCTTTACTATCTACCTTGCGGTCTAGAAGATTGAAAAGCAATGGTGCTTCTTGTATGATATCATCTACTCTAGTAGTAGAGAAGTTCAAAGCCATAGTTCGTGTTGGTTGAGTCATTATGGTTGTAGTTCCCTGGTGTCTAGCAAGAAAGGCTAGAGCTACTCTAACAACAATTTCAGTGAGACCTACCTGAGAACACTTCTTTATGACTTGATGTTGTGCTGGATCATTCATAATCTTTTCTTGGAACTCATGGTCTCTAATAGAAAAATTAGCATTCAGCAATCGAGTATTCTTACATATCCAATCTGAATTAGTCATACCATGTTCTAGCATACCATAGCGACCCTGTAGTTCAGAGATAAAGTTTAATACAAAAGGATTATTCACCTAATCTCCTTATAACCCTGTCTTTTAACTCAGGACTTTCATCATCTAGTACATGTAAAACGGCTGCTTTAAAATCTTTAACCGACTGTATGTCAGCGAGCTTCTCCTCATTCCTAAGGATGAAGGTTAAGAACTTTTGAGCTTCCTTTAAGATGTCAAGATCTTCCTTAGAGTCTATCTTACCCATCTCAGACATAGCTACCTTGATCTTACTGTATTGGCTAGCAAACTCTGTCTTAAGATCAAAGGTTGTATCTCCTGGTAGAGGCTCTGCTGCAGTGAGTAATTCCAACACATCATTTATGTATTCTTCTTCTACCAAGTGTTCCATATCTGCTGGAGAAGCTTTTATCCTATGCAATGCACGTACGACATTGCCGTTTATTATTTTATTCATTTTTGTCACACCTTGGTAATTCTAAATCATCTATGATTGTTTCAGCTGTATCATAGTATAAGCTTTTAGCTTTGTTATCTATCTCTTCTAGAAAAGCATCTCTTGGTCCGAATAGAGTTTCAGCATAAGTATGTTCATTGTCAACTCTATCTTTTAATTGTTTTATTCCATCAACTTTTACTCTTGTACTTAACATTGTGCCTGTTGGTATACCATAAAACTTTAATTCTTTCTTAGAGAAATCACCAAGACCTAAAGTATATGTAACGACCGTACCATCCCAAGTTTGGTTATCACCACCATTTACAAACTCTACATTCTCAAGAAGATATTTTATAGCTTCAGCTTTATGCCAACCATCTTCATTCTTAACTGTATAGTCTGAAAGACTTAGACCAGTTAAAATTATCTCAGTAGGTATAGTTGTAAAGGTACAATTTAACATAGCAACACGATAATTAATATGTTGTTTACCAGCTTCTATTGTACCAAGATCAATAGTTATGTTTAAATCAAGCTGATCAAACAATAAATCAAAACCAAGATAAAAATCTAATTTACCTGAGAAGCTTGAGCCACTTGCTTTCACAGCTAGGTTTGTAGCAGTGTAGTTAACTAAGTTTAGAGTAGTAACACCATCTATATCTAGTATAGTATCACTACCACCAAAGTCTAAGTTCTCTACCTCTGTTAAAATAGAGGTATCAGCTATCTCTATATTACTATTATCCATTATAACACTATAAGGGGTGAAGTCTTTTTTGAGTGTCAAACATGATTTTTTAAGGTCTCCAGAATAAGTATAGTCTGCTTTAGACATAAGACTAGTCTCAGTAATTACTCCTGAAACTTCATTGTACCAACACTCTTCTTCTTTAGACATTGGAGCATCTAAAGTGATGCCAGCTATACCTGTTAGCTTTGAGTTAGATAAGTCAAATTCATCATTGTCTACAGTGAATGGATTACCTTCTTCTGTTGAGGTACTTAGAACAGCTGAGTTACTTACATTCCCTATATCATCTATCTCAAGATACCTAACTCCACCATCCCTTAGAGCTATGTATTTTTCAACATGCGTAGGCTCTCCTGTAACATCTCCTGTACTTGAACCTACCCAACTAGTAGCATTATATAGATACGTACCTGATAAGAAGTAAGATTGATCATCAGAAACAATGTCAACTCTACCATTACAGGCATTCACTTTGTTTAAAGCAAAGTATCCTTGTTGCAGTGTTAGTGTATTACTAAGCCAATGGATCTTCTCTTTTTGAATAGAGTCTACTCTAGGCCAATACCACTTGAACCAAGAAGGTCCTCCATCACAAGTTACATTGTGTAGACTAGACCAAGTTGTATCATCTGTCCACTCTTGTGGCTCCATAGGTGTATAGTGACTAAGACTCTCTACTAGTATTGCTTCATCTCCACCATGTTCTATAGCTGGTCCAAAATCTAATATTGGAAATAGGCCCATGCTCATGTAGCCGGTATCGTCATTAGTAGATGTAAGTGTAGGGCTCACTAATTTGTTATCTAACAGGGTCAAGTGACTATACTTGTTGACATTACCAAAGCAGTATGCATTGGTTTCATACAGCCAAGACCATCTCTCACCACACTGACAATTGCCACTTGTTCTACAACTTAAATAGTATTGCAAACCATCATCTGGACAAGGTCCAGCTGTTGCTTGAATTACTGGATCTTCTGGACAAAACTTATCTATCTGTTCATGTACATATAGTGGATTGGTATATGATTCATCAGGTGGTATATCTTCAGATATAGGAAGCCCACTATTTATCCAATTTACTGGATCCCAAACCCACAAATGTTCTTCGGCTTTTTCTGGTACAAACCAGGCATCTGCTTTAACTGGACTGTCTGTGGTATAGTCAACGCAAAACTTCACTTCATGCATGTTTTAATCCTTTGTATGAAGTGTATATGGTGTTTTGTTTTTAGGGGTAATCT